AGCAAACTCCTCAAATTTTTCGTTAAGCATATCTGACATTTGAGTTTCCCCGTGTGTTCGTTATTGATTTAATCTATAGTTTATTTATGAATTTAATTTATTAGAGCGCGGAAAGGAATTTCTCAAATGCTCTAAGGGTCTTTTCTTCCAACGCAATGCGAGAAGAGGTGTCGATCTCGGTTTTAATCTGAGCAATTTCTTGCTCTTTCAAAATGCCGTTATCCCAGACCCACTCTTTACCTTCCATGATGCCATTAACAAAAGCATCGGGTGCGGAAGGATCAGCAACGATGTCTGCTGCGGTAGCAAGCATGAAGTCGTCCATAACATAGGATGCACTTTCCTGTCGGTCGATGCTACCCATGCCTCTAGACGAGACACCTAGTTTGACTCCTTCATCCAGAAGGTTTCTTGCGATGTTACCCATGGGAGTAGCAAGAATTTGCGCCTTGCCCATGAAGTTTGTTCCTTCTGCCTTCAGTGATGTGATGCGGTGAGACACACGATCAAGGTTGACAGTAGGACCATCAGGGTGACCAAGTTCGCCAAGAGCACGACCAGTTTTGATGTACTCTTCGTTGTAACGACCTACTTCTTTTTCCAATACGGAGAAAGGATAGATACGTCCGTTACGATTCTTGATCTCAGACTGCAGAAAAACACCTTCGATATACAGGTGCTTCTTGCCATCCTTTTCTTCGGTAAGAATCTGGATATCTTCGATGTTTTCTGTGATTAGTCTCATTCTTCTTCTGGTGATGGTTCGTCAAAGAAAGTGTTAGCGACAACTTTTTTATAGTCGTCCATACTTTGTGACGCTTTCGCGTACAAAATATCGGAAATTTTGTCAAGAGCATCCGCTCTCTTTTTATCCCCGATTAAATTAACAATGTCCAATACTTCAGACTCTAAAGGTTGATCACTCATGCTAATGTGTTGAAGTCTAATTATTTATCAGATTTAGATGCGGAGGGTTTTGGAGCAGCTGCTAACTTCTTCATTTCTCTTTCCGCAGCAGCATCTGCTTCCGCAGATTGCAGTTCAGGTTGGAATGCCTTGTTCTGTTGCTCCAAGTCGGTAAGCATATTTACTTGGACAGGATCAATTGCCATTCCGCTATCGATGTCGTTCTGCATTTGAGCATCGATTTCCTTATATTCATTCTCAGTTTGCATGAGGATCTTACGACGGATGTATTCTGTAGAGAAATACTTACCAACAAAAGGATCCATTTGAGTAGCAAGAGTGATGCGCTGCATCATCATCTCTTGTTCTTTTAGTTCATTAAAATGGTTATCAAATAGGAAGTCATATTGGATATGCTCTTCCATATCATCCCAATCTTCGGGAGTGATGATACCCTTAAGAATTAATTGAGTCTTAAGAATGTCATGAAACAACTGAGCAAAACGCTTGCGGAGACGACCAATGAACTTAGTAAACTTTAGTTCATCGCGCAGGATCTCAGTAGATTTGCCAAGATTAAAAGCTTTGTTATCGTCAGTAAGACGAGAAGGAGGAAGATTGAGCGAGTTGTAAAGTTTCTTTTTAAAATACTCCACATCTTTGAGTTCGCCAAGGTTTTGTCCTCCTGGGAGAGTAGTGATTTCTGTTCCGCGTCCACCTTCACGACGTGGCAACCAGAAGTCTTCAAGCATAGACATATGCTTTTTATCGTCACGGATCTCTCCAGTCTGACCATCGTAAACTAGTTTGTTACGATAGCGACTCATAACATCACGAAGATATTGTTCTGCCTTTACCTTAGGTAGATTACCAACATCAATGTAGAAGATGCGACGTTCTGGTGCGCGAGATAGTCTGTAGATAACAAGAGAGTCTTCAATCATGCGGAGTTGATTGAGAGACTTAATTGCTTTGTGTAGGAAACTCAACGACATTTTTTTGTTGAGATCCATCAAACCAGAAGTAGATTGTGCAATAGCATCAGCAGCAATCTTGATTCCTTCTTGGTTTGTCCAGTCCATTGCTCCAGTAACCATTGGAGTTTGACCTGCAAATCCTTTTGGGTTATAGAGATAGAACTCAATATAATCGCCGTAGTCATACTGTAGTGCAGATCCTTTTTCCTGCTCGGTTTTGTTTGGATCTGTACCTTTTAATTTCTGTCTAACTTTTCTGATCTTGAGAGAATCGATGTAGCGAAGTTCTAGGATTCCTTTCTTTGGTTTGTCAAGATCAATTACTTTGTGGTAGTGACATTTACCATCAACATACCAGTTACGAATAATTTCATGTGCATTCGTATTGAAGTCCATCATACGTAAAATATGATTGAACTCATCGCGGATCTTTTTCTTAACACCCGCCCCAACTTGTAGATTCTGTAGGTCAACTTCTACGGGTTTATCATCACCATCATTAACAACAAACTCATTCACGATTTCGTCGATTGCCGTATCCACCTCGGGGTGGAGTGACATGTCGCGATATCTGCGAATGAGTTCGTATTCGTTTCTTGAGTTTTGTCCACCTGATGTGTCAACATAGGTGCCGAAGTATCCACCTGCAACGGTAGACACTGATGCTTCATTGTTAGGAGGGACAGGGGACTGACCCTGCTGTCCCTCCTTCTTATTAATAATAAAACCAAATAGTTGACTCATCAGTCGTAAACAGATCTATTCCTAGATCTATTTATCAGTCTTCAACTAGACGCTGATCACCGATGCCAGACTTGATGCCAGAGACTCCATTCTGGGTCTCTCCAGCAACTGCCTTCCAGTAGGAATACTGGAACTCAACTGTGAACTCTTCGATCTGATCGTTGCTGTCATAAGCAAGATCGATCTGGGAGACGTTAGTTGGGAATGCATACATGAGATCATACTGACGTAGAACCTCACCAGAATCAGATGCGTTCTTCTCAAGTTGCTTGACTTTTACAGTCTTGGTGTAACCACCATCGCTTCCTGGTGTGAATAGGGGAGCGTTGTTTTTCTCGTGGGAGTTGATCTGTGCCAACCACTGCTCGAAGTATGCACGGATCTTCATTTCCTTGTCGTTGACGAAGGTTGCAGTCCATGTATCGAAGGTGCGGTCACCAGCGATCTTAACAGTTCTGCCACGGAAAGGAACTTCGATTACACCCAAGTTGGATGCAGGAAGTGCTGCCGATTTGCAGAGAAGATTGACCATATCTACATCGCCTCCAGCACCCGATACTTCTTCGGGGAAAGCGATATCGACAATGAACATATTAGGCTTGACGCCTTGTCCAATATCAGAAATAAAGTTGCTTAACTTAGTTGCCATTGTTTTCTTTTAACCTCGTTTGATGTTTATGATGGGAACCTTGGATCAGCGACCTACAACTTCACTGAAGGTAACTCCAGTCTTGGTTGCAGTAAATGTAACTGTGATGTAGTTGATCGAGCGGGTTGGTTTTACATAAACTTCAGCAACAAACTCGTTGCGATCAATAACGTCAGGGGTGTTGTTTGTCTCGTCACAGATAACGAGGTAATCTGTAACACCTCTGCGTGCCTGAACCTCGGAGAGGTAGGAGTTGAGTGCGCCAGAGAAACCAGCTCTTGTGGTTGCATCGTTCTGCTCGAACAGGACGCCTTCAGCAAGTCTGCGTGCTCTCTTCTCAAGGTTGAGGAAGAGGCGACGAACGTTGATACGATCGAATGCAGAAGGTGCAGATAGTGCAGTCTTGTCACCGAATAGGGTGATGCCTTGTCCTCTTAGACCAACAACAGGGTTGATACGTGCTTGATACAGCTCGTCTCTGTCTGCCTTGTTAGGATTGTATGCCATCTTAACTGCGTTAAGAATGCCGCCACGGTTCAGACCAGCAGGTGAATACCAGTCTTCCTGTAGGTTAGAAGTCTGAACGCAAAGACCAGCAACGTCTCCGTTGGTTGGAATGTAGCGATAGACATCGTTGAAACGATCATAGACATACTTGTAACCACTGTCAAAGACAGCGTAGGAAGTAGAGGTTAGATCTGAGAAGAACGCCAGGGTGTTCTCTTTCTGTTGTGTGGAAGTTAGAGCACCGCCAGAGGAAGCGATCTGATTTCCTTTGTGTGGAGAAACGAATGCGATTGCATCCTTTCTTGCTGCAGCAATTGCGATTACCTTGGTTGCCTTAGACTTAGTGTCGGTCTCGCTTGCCATGGATCCACCCATGAGAACGAAGTCGATCTCGGTTTCTTCGGTGTCAGCAAACAGATCCATTGCAGCGCCAAACTGACCAGCATCATAACCTGCGCCATCAGCACCATCTTCGAGTCTGTCGCTGAATGCGCCGAACATTACCGATGCGCCAGCGGTTGCAGTTGAAGCAGAACCTAGAGCAACTGTTCCACCAAGGTTTGCATCGGTAGCAGGTGCTGCACCTTGGAAGAGGAATGAAGACTGTTCGTTGATTACAGACTTGTAGTAGATATTTCCACCTTCTGCATCGCGTGCATCAGTCAGTTTTGAAAGATATGAGAATCTCTCTACTAGAGTTCCTGAGACTCTATCGATAACAGCAAAGTGAACTGCATCATTAGAGAATCCATTGTCCAGAGCAAACTGAGTTGAACTGGGGCGAGGTGCGATTGCAGATAGTGCAACGCCTTCAACTGTGGTGTTTAGATACCAGTCTTTAGCAGCAGTAACTGCTACGGTTGCTCCACCGTCAGTTAGAACGCTTGCGCTTGTGATAGCACCGTCTGCCTTAACAACTAGTGCAGTCCAGTCGCCACTGATTACAGTTGCGGTTACTGCACCGAATGTCAGGGAATCTCCTGCATTCAATGTTACGTTAGCAGGATCGGATGCTAGTGTCAGGATGTAGTCAGCACCAGCGTCAACTAGAACTCCTACGAGTCTGTTGCCGTGGGTTCCTGCAGATCTT